ACTCATGCAGTCCGAAATAGACGACCAGCTCATTGAGATGGACTACCCGGAAGAGACCAAGAAGGTTCTCCGTTCCGGACTTATGTACGGCACCGGCGTCATGAAGGGGCCGATGATAAGCAAGCGCCAGAAACGCCTCTGGGAACCCCTGGAAGATGGAGACTACCAAGAGTCCGTCGAGCAAGAAGAACTTCCATTCATGAAGCACGTCCGCATCTGGGACTGGTATCCCGACATGAGCGTGACGGAACTCGACAAGATCGAGGGAAGTTTCGAGCGCCACTGTATGACCAAACATGATATCCGACAGCTGATGAAGCGCGATGACTTCTATCAGGACATGATAGCGCAACATCTCAAGGAACATCCTGACGGCGACTATGTTCCGAGGAATTGGGAGACCGACCTTCAGGTGATAGAGACCGAAGCAGGGTCAGGAAAGGCAGGACAAGCCTCGGCATCCTACCCGACTTCTCCTCTTGAAGATGCAGGCTCCACGTCAAGGCAGATGGGCAAGAAATACCAGGTTCTCGAATATTGGGGATATGTGGACGGTTCCGATCTTCTGGCCTGCGGGGTGAACGTAGATGATGTGACCCTTGAATATGCCGCTAATGTATGGCTTTTAGGCCACAAACCCATCAAGGCCGTGCTCTATGACGGAGCCCTGAATCAATACAAGGTGTTCTACTACGAGAAAGACGAGACCTCCTTGATGGGTGAGGGGCTGGCCAGGGTCATGAGGCATTCACAACTCGCTATCGCGGCGGGAGCGCGGATGGTTCTGGACAATGGGGCAGCCGTTTGTCTGTCTGGCGATACAATGGTTTACAAGAGGAAGAAAGAACCTATCGCAATAAGAGATTTGCACAACAAAAGGAAGAGAAGAGAGCGGACAGTTATCAGGTCTGTCAACGAAGAAACCGGAGAAATGTTTTACAACCGCGTCTTAGATGTAGTCTGCAACGGAACCAAACCGGTTTATGAACTATGTACCCTGAACGGGTATAAAATAAAGGTCACCCAAGACCATCTGTTTATGTGTGACGATGGGACATGGCGCGAACTCCAGCGCTTCAATATAGGCGATCTTATTGCCGTGAACGGTACACATAAAAGACCTGCTGGTGTCTGTTGTGATTGCGGAGCGATAACCAAAGGGAGCGGCATTCGCTGCCGTTCATGTGCTATGAAACTTACACATCCCCCCGATATCGATCTGCCAAAAGAATGTATTGAATGCGGGAAGCCAACAGCGACAAGAGGCGTCAGATGCAAGAAGTGTGCGGCAAAATTAGAGAATAATTCTTGGAATCGCAAGCAAGCAGAGGACGCTATCAACAACGACGAGGCCAATGATGGGACGGCTCGTGCGAGGTGGTCTTGCCAAAAGGACAAAAAAGATCATTGCGAGCAGTGTGGAATATCGGGGAAAACTGGCATCCGGCTCGACATACACCATAAAGATCGCAATCCGCACAACAATGATCCCCTCAATAAAATTACCCTGTGTTCAACATGCCATCTATTTGACCACAGGAGACACGATTATTTCGGCAACCCAAGAAGACACACGTTCGTAGATTATGATGAAATAGTCAGCATCTCCTACAAGGGAACGGAAGAAGTTTACGATATTAAAATGGAAGGACCAAACCATAACTTCGTTGCAAATGGAGTTATTTCGCATAATTGCGGGCCGCAGGTGGAGGTGAATTGGTCACTTATGGTTCCTGGCGCCGATTTCAACTCATTCTATCCACGCAAAATCTGGTATCGTGAAGGAAAAGGCATCGACGCTCAGTACCCGGCCCTCCGTGTCTATAATATTGACTCCCATATTGACGAATTAATCAAGATTATCGAGCTTTTCAAGAGCTTCGGGGATGAAGAGACCACCCTCCCAACCTGGATGATCGGGCAAATGGTCAATAACGAGACTGCTCAGGCCACTTCAGGGCGCATGGCCACCATTACAGTCTCCATCAAGGACATCGCCAAGAATTTCGACACTTTCACCGAGAAAGTAATGCGTGATTTGTATGCTTGGAACATGGATTTCAACCCACGAACCGACATAAAGGGCGATTACAGCGTCAAGGCCAGAGGTGTTTCGAGTCTGGTCATGAAAGAGATCAGAATGCAGGCGCTCTCGCAGCTCAATACGACCCTGACACCCGAGCAAAAAGACTATATTCCTGAAGGCGAGTTCGTTTCCGAGATGTTCAAGGCCCACGACCTCAAAATCAACCTTCGTACCGATGAAGAAGTGAAGCAAATCAGGGAAGCGCGGAAGCAGAACGTCGAAAATCAGCTTGCGCTTGAGATGTTACGCGCCGAAATAGGTTACAAGAAGTCTCAAACCATGGCACAGCTTACAAAGGCGAAGGAGCATAATATTTCAGCTCTAAAGGATGCCCAAACCCCTCCAGAAACCATCCCTGCCGACGACCCACGCCTTGCTGAAGCCGATCTTGCCCAGAAAGAAACCGATAGGGTGGCTACGGAAGCGCAGATCAGACGGGATGAAGAACGCCACATGATGGAAATGGCCCATGCAGACGAGACGCATACCGTCAGGAAGGCTATTGACACTACGAAGGCGGCAAGCGAGATCGCGTTAAAGGGTAAAAAGACAGAAGCGGAGATCAAGACAAAGGCGGAAGTGGCAAAGGCCAAGGCGAAACAATCAAAAACAAAAACGGTTAAGAAAGAGGGAGACAAATGAACTGGTTGAGGGGTGTATTGAGGGAGTGGTTATTTCCAAAGGCAGATGAAGTATCTGCAAGTAAAGCGGTAGAAACTGCCATTAAAAGAATGGAAAAAGAAAATAAAAGAGTCTTGGATGCCAAAAAGAAAATATTACAGGATTCGGTGGCAGAGACCCGACACTTCCTTTTTGAATCAAGAGATAAAATAATGGAAGATGCCGCCCGCAGGATCAACGAAGAAATGGTTCCGGGGATGTTTTATAGATTTCCGGAGAAGAAGATGGTTTCCGTAAAGCAAGTAGTTAAGAGCTTACTGGATTACCATGATCTTGAACTTGCGATCCGTAAAGATCCTAACGACACCAGAGAATTAGTAGCTAAAATAGTCAGAAAAAAGGCGAAAGAGAAAAAGGTCAAACCGGCGAAGAAGGAGTAAGGGAGGGGTTATGAAGATAAAAACTTTAAGAATAATTGCGCTAAGGATTTTGATTGCTTCATGGGCAGTCCCACTATCATGGGTGGTATTGTTCCCTACGTTTTGTCTAATGGCAGGAGCAAAAGAGGCATACGCAGATATAATAGGATTTAACAAGTTTATATGGAATGGTATCGAGGGAAAGTCATGACAAAAGAAGAGAAATCGGCACTCATTACGGAGATGCACAACAGGCGCAGCGATCCTTCGATGACGTTGATTCTGAAGATGTTCGATGCCACCATCGAAGAGACGCGCATCATGAACGATACGGTGAAACCCGAAGACCTTCAAATAAATCAGGGAATTATCTTGATTTGCGAGACACTGAAGGACAGGATATTGAGGGGGCTTCCGACACAGGTTCCTCCTAAACAGGGTCAATAATATTTAGCTTGACATTTTGTAACATGATAAAAGATAATAACAAGCAAGATTATCAGACTGCCACGTCTGACCCAAAAGGAACTTACGGAACTGGCGGCGTCACAATGTCGAGGGAGGAAGCGATTGAGATTTTGCGGACGTTATCACTGGCAAAAAGGAAATTACAGGCGTTCTTGAAATAATAGCTTAAATCTCAAGACAACAAAAGAGATCAAAGGCCAACATTGGAAGAGATTCCAGCGTTGGCCTTTTTTATTTTCATCAACTTTGAAAGGAGCGGGAAGATGGAAGATTCCGAGAAGAGGGACTTGGAAGAGAAAGAGAAGGATCAGGATTTCGAGGATGCTTTCGCACAGGCAGAAGCCGTAGGAGATCGCGCTGAGTTAAGTCCAGCCGATGACCCTGCGAACATGAAAGACCAAGCCGAGGTAGATGCGGAGACCGCAAGAGCCGCTGAAGAGGCTGTAGCTGCACAGGCAGAAGCCGATAGGCTTGCCGAGGAACAGGTCGCCGCCGCGAAAGAACCCGAGAAGAAACCTGAAACCGAAGAGACTTATGAGCAGCGATGGAAAAGTCTTCAAGGGATCGTCAAGAAGAAAGACGACGACCTGAAGACCGCCCAAGAAGCATGGGAAGCCGAAAAAGCCGCCCTACTTGCTCAAGTCGAGGAAGCCAAGAAACCCGCCGAGAAAAAAGAAGAGAAGAAGGAGGCCACCGAAGAAGAGCTTACCGACGAACAGAAGGAAGCCCTTGAGGAGTACGAACGCGACTTCGATGTGGTATCCAAAATGGAAGGGAAGAAGCGAGAGAAGGAACTTGCCAAGCTGAGGAAGGAATTTCAGTCTAAGATGGATGAGATTGCTGCCCAACTTGCCCCTATCAAGGGAGTTACTGAGTTCGTCGCTACAACCCAGAAGGAAAAAGAAATTCAGTCGGAAGAGGCACATTTCAGGGCCATAGACGATGCACATCCAGGATGGGAGCAATACCGAGACGATGGGTCAGTTCTTAAATGGATTGAATCCAAACCGAAGTACCTACAGAAAGCGTTCCTGGAAACGTATCAAAAAGGGACCGCCGAAGATATTGTGAATCTTCTTCAGGATTTCAAGACAGAAAATAACATTCAACCCTCTGAGAAGCCGGGTAATGTCGTCAACCTGAATGAGAAAAAGGAAGAGAAAAGAAAAGCTCTATCTGCCGTGGATACATCACGGAGAGCCGTCAATCCCAGCATGAAGGTAGCAGACGACTTTGAAGGCGCTTTTGAAGAGGCTATGCGTAAATAAGGAGGATAACCCATGACAGTTTATGGAGATATAACCCCGAGGACTGCGGCATATGTAGTTGTGGAACTCTTGAAACGGGCGATGCCTTACCTGTGCCTGGAGAAATTCGGCCAGGCTAAAAGTTTGCCCGCGAACAACACCCAGAGCATGAAATTCAGGCGGTACAACGCTATCGCAACTACCGGGACGCGCCTTACTGAAGGCGTCACTCCCGCAGGAAAGAAGCTGACGACAACAGATATCACAGCCAATCTATACCAGGATGGAGATTATGTGGAAATCACTGATATTATTGCTGATACCCACGAGGATGCGGTGCAGCATGAGGCTATGGGTATCGTAGCAGAACAGGCCGCTAAGGTCGTGGAGACAAACCGCTACGATGTACTCAAGGCTTGTACGAATGTCTTCTACGCGAATAGCGTAGCAGGACGCACGTCCGTTGTGGCTGTTATTTCCCGTACCGACCAGCGCAAGGTTGTCCGTGCTCTGGAACGGCAGGAAGCGCAGCACATCACGCAGATCGTGAAGTCCACCCCGTCCTTCAACCAGGAATCCATTCTCCCGGCCTATGTCGGTGTCACCCATACCGATATGACGACCGATATTAGAAGCATGACCGGGTTCACCGGCTGCCAGGATTACGGTTCCATGCCCAAGTGGGAAACGGAAATCGGAGCCTGCGAAGATGTCAGGTATCTGAAATCCACGATCTTCGTTCCCTACGAAGATGCGGGATCGGCTACGACCACAGGCAAGATCACGACTGCCGGAGTCGGATGCGATGTTTACCCCGTGATGTATTTCGGAAGAGATGCTTACGGTATCATCGCCCTCAAAGGCAAATATGCCATTACCCCCATGGTGCTCAATCCCAACACCCCCCGTGGCGGCGATCCTCTGGGGCAGCGCGGAAGTATCGGATGGAAGACCATGCAGGGAACGGTTATTTTAAATGATAGCTGGATGGCATGCTACGAATGCTGTGCGACAGACTAAATTAAGTACTTGACAATCGCCACTCTTCGTGTATAGTTTCTAAAAAAAGCATGCACGAAAGGAGTAAAGGGTGGCTACGTTCAAGGGGGAAGTTCTCAAGTGCCAGGAGTGCGGTAATGAGTTTAAAGTTCCACGGTGTAGGGCAAAGTCAGCAAAATACTGTTCTAAGGAATGCGCAGATGTTCATAGGCAAGATACCACAAGGGTTGATAAGATTGAGAAATCGTGTGAACGCTGTGGTAAAATATTCCATGACCATCCAAGCCATGTTGAAAGACGGAAGTTTTGTTCCTACGAGTGCGCAAATAAAGCGGCAGTCAAAGAAGAGATCAGGATTTGCGCGTATTGTGGAGAACCTTTTTCCGTTAATCCATCAGTACAAAATATCTGCTGTTCTATGGAATGTAGGACGGCCCGATCAAAAACCTCTGACTGGCCGTTGTGTAAAAGAATCCTTCGGCAGTGCGTGCAATGCGGAAAAGAATTTTGGAAGAAACCTTCCGACATTACGAATCCAAGAAGGAGCGGAGGTGGAACATTTTGCTCTCGAACGTGTAAAGTCGATTTTCAGCGGAACGGAGATAAGACCGATCCACGTTTCTACGCTACCGGAGAATGGCTTCGGGCAAGAAAAAGAATCCTCAAAAGGGATAGCAATACTTGCCAAAAGTGCGGATTTTCAGGTAAATACCTTCATATCCATCATAAGGAACTCAAACGGAATGGTGGCACGGAGGAGGACGGGAACCTCATTACGCTTTGTATGCCCTGCCATATAAAGGAACATTGGGCCAACGGCGACTTTAACCGTTCTTTAACAACCTAACGGCTTAACCCTCAATCAACACAAGAGGCCAAAGGCTACTGCGGAGAAATCCGGGTGGCCTTTTTTTGTTTGAAATTCGTTACGCGCACTTCGCCCATCCTAACCGAAGTGTCAGTTGATCTCAAAGTTTAGGACGACACAATTCAGACTCTTAGGAGGAACAGATTATGGCTTATAAAAAATTTGATGACCCGGTTGCCAAGGTGGACGACAGCAAATACGGAGTTAATGATGTATTTTTCGATGACCGCATCCGAAGGGCAGTCCAGGCGATCTCCAATGTATGCCTCGGAACGACTTCCGGAACAGGCCACATCCCCACCCTGGCAACCTGCGCTCTTGGTGGAACCGCCGGGTTCAAGACGACCTACGATGTGGGCGTTGTGATTGACGGCGTTCTTAGCACCGTTGCCGCACAGGACAACCTTTTGTTTGAAGCGCTCGGCACCATGGGTACGAATACCGTGGCGAAGTTCCTCATTCGCTCCAAAGACGGGACTTCGGCAACCTGTATCGGCCCCGGAAATGTCATTAACAAAGAGGATTATGCGTCGGCTGCCCTGGCGGCAGTGGCTGCAAAGATCCCTGACCTACCTGATGGAGCGGCTCCCCTGGGATACGTCACCTTGCAGGCTCCGGCAGTGACCAAACTCATTCTTACGGGTGGGGCTTCCACCACGGCAGCGAAACTCGGGTATGTTCTCGGAACTGGCGGCACCGCAGGGACGGCTACTTATGTCGATCTCATGAGGATGCCCTACGACAAATAACCTTTCTCCTTAACCTCGGAGAGGAGGTCTGACCCGCCTCCTCTCCCCCAACCCTATAACGGAGGGATTATGGCAAGCAAGACAGAACAGGAACGGCACCCAGAGAGGTTTTTTACTTCTCCCAAAGGGCACCCCAAAGACCTGATAAGGATAAACGAGTCCCCGGATCTTCCAAAAGAAGGAGTGTTCTTTGGACTCAATGGATATCAGTATCTGGCAAAACCAGGCGTGGAAATCAAAATCCCGCGCCCTGTTCGCCTTATGCTCGATACCCGCATCCAGACCAAGACACAGAGAGTTGACGAAGGGAACGGGAATGTGGTGGCTTATCCTCGGGACTATCCCCGGATCACCTACACCCTGATCAAAGAAGATGTTGATGCCGAACCACCGGCACAGAAGGAATTTGAAGTTCAAGGCGCAGCGGAGGCGTAAATGACGGGCCAGGAACTCATCACTGCAATGCGGGAAAGTATCCTAGACGACGCTAACCTACCATATCTGTGGTCTGACACCGAACTTCTGAGAAGTCTCAATTACGCAGAGGTGCAGGCTTGCAGAAGGTCTCATCTGATTATCGACGGGACTACTACCAACGATAACGGGACCGCAGCGACAGCGGGAACAATGGGGCAAAAGCCTTTATGTACCGTGGCTATCGTTGCGGACACGGCTGTCTATAATCTGTCCCCCAAGATCTTGCAGATCAAACGGTGCCAGTTGCAGTCCATGACTTACCCGCTGAATGGACCGGTATCTTATCCGGAACTCGACGAACGTCTTTCTGGATGGATGGGAACAAACGGAACCGTAGGGACGGCAGGTTCGGGAGGGCATCCCGATTATTTCCTTAATGAGCCGGGCAATACCCTGACGCTGGTACGAGCGCCTTCTGCTTCAGATACGGCACGTCTGGTTGTGTCGAGACTTCCATTGACCTCGTTTACGCTGACGACTTCTCCGGAAATCGACGAAAAATACCACGAGGGGCTGATGAATTGGGCCGGACATCTGGCCTTCATGAAGCCCGATAGCGAAACCTT